AGGTTTAAACCAACAGAAGGTAGCACAAGTAGTTTGGCTATAACCCAAACTCAAGATACAAACGCACCTTCGGGTTTTAGCAACTCTCTTAAAATCACAGTTTTTTTTTCAAGCAGAAGGCGGCATACGAAATTGGTCAGTGACTGGAGTTCAGACGTGTGCTCTTCCCATCTAATTTATTTGAATATGTTTTAAATTTTCATTAAAGTTTTTCATTAAAGTTTTTCCAAGTGCCTTAATTTTATCATTAAAAAGAACAACTGCTATAACTGCCCCTTGTATAACAGTTATAAATATTCCTAATGGATTGGCTCTCATAGCTATATTTAAACCCAACATAGCACCACCTGCTAATTTTATGTTTCTAGCTAAAAGTACAAATTGAGTGGCAATACCGCCAATAATACCTGCAACCTTTAATGCTATAAGTGCCTTAATAGCTGTTACAAGCTTATCAAAATTATCAATAACTGATTTAACAAATTTACCTAATTTCTTAAATCCTTTTGCAAGGTTTTCACCAACTGTTATAGCTAAAGCTTTTAATTGTTCATCATTTTCTTTAAAATCACCAACTAATTCTACAAGTTGTGCTTTAACACCAGCAAATAAAGGCTTAGCAGCAGCTTGTCTAAATCTAAAGTAAGCATCTTGTACAAATGAAACCTGTGCTTCTAATGTTTGTTCAAAATCATTTGTTGCTTTAGAAAATTGTCCACCATTAGCAAATACTTCAAAAAATCTTTTCTTAGTTTCTTCAATTGATACTTTAGCACCAACTTCAAATCCTAACATTGCTCTAACACCACGTTCTCTAAATACATCAGCAGCAGCAATACCACCAGCAAATGATCTTTGTATTTGTTCAGCAGTTTGTCTAAAGTCTAGGCCTGTGGCTGCAGCAACGTTACCAGTTACTTCTAATATTTTATTTAATTGATCAGCATCTTTAGATATAACGGCTAGGTTACCAGAACCAGCAGCAATAGCTTCAAGTGAGAAAGGTACTTTAGAAGCAAATTTGTTCATTACCTTAAATGCTTCTCCACCTTCTTTAACTGAACCAAATAATAGTTTGAATCTTACTTGTAGTGATTCAGTAAGTTTACCTGCAGAAAATGTATCTTTAACAAATTTACCAAGTCCTAAAGTAACAGCTGCTAATCCAACACCAACACCTACTTTAAGAGTAGTACCTAATGCTGCAAAAGTTGCTCTTGATCTAGCTGCTCCTGCTTCTAAGGCTGCTAATTTTCTTTTAGCAATTAAAGCTTGAGTTCCTAAACTTTTTAATCCAGTATTTAATTTAGTTAACTGTCCCTGGCCTGTGACGTTAGCTTGTACGTTTAGCTTTACAGCCATGTTTAATCCTATTTATTAAACACAATTATTTGTGTATTATTTTCGGTTAATTTGTTTATCCGTTAGTTACTTCAACTTCAACGGAATCAAAGTACTTTTTAAAAGCACTCTCTATAAATTTTATTGGGGCTTGTTGTGAATGCCCATTGTTAAGAAATTGAATATAAGTAACACCATTAGTTACAATAATTTCTTGTGGTTTATCTTTAGGTGTAAGTATAGTTATGTTTGATGTACTATTTACTTCACCACCAAAATATCTTTCAGTATAACCAATATACCAAGAGTTTCTTGCTTGCCCTGTATCAACAGGTGTCATTAATTTAACATCAGCAAATGCTCTTAAAGACTTAGCCCTTAATTGCTTCTCAATTTCTTTATCAACATCTTTTTGAAGATTATCAATAGATGATTTTAAATTAATAACAGTTATTGTCATATTACTTTACCTTTATTAATACCTTTTTTAATTCTATATTTTTGTGTACCATTATCACCAATGTTCACTTCTTTTTTAAGATTTTTAAATAAATCTTTTTCTTTTAAACTTTTTTGTAAAGCTTTAATATGCTTTTCAATTATTTTATTATCTCGCATAAATGCCTCCTAAAAGATAGGCGGTTTTATCCGCCATATCTATTATGTATTAGATTTATTTTTTACCATAGACTTCAAAGATTCGAAGCCTGCTCTATTTTTATTAGCTTGTACAGCTTCGCTGTTTTGTAATAATTTTAAAGTAGGAAATAACTCTTGTACATTTAAAGGTTTAGTACCAGTGTAAGTTGTTTGTGCAATTATAGCAGATCTATGATCATCTCGCCAACCGTAAGGTCGTTCTTGAAAATATTTATGCCAACCATTATATTCAGTAAATGGCATAGCATGTAAATCTCTTAAACTTATACCTAATTGGAAAGCCATCTCATATTCTACTAACTCGTCTTCCCCAACTTATCGCCTTTATCATCTTTAGCACCTAAGCCATTGTAAGTCAGAATCTCATTTGATAATTCCGTAAGTGCTTGTATCGGGAAATTTTCAAAGTCTTTATCCTTCATACTATCAGCACCAATTACAGTTGCTTTAAATATAGCACTAAGTGTTGATAAACCAGATACATCATCTTTAGACTTATCTAAAGTTGTTTGTAATTCTTTTACACCCTTCACTGTCAATTGCTTTATTTCTACTTCTTGTTCCAAAAATGGAATCTTTTTAGTTATATCAACTATCTTTATGTGTTTCATATTATTTATCCTTACTATTTATTTCATTCTCAAATGTTTTATCTTCAACATGTTGTTCAACCTTAACTTCTTCTTTAACTTCTTCAGGTTTTTTATATAAATGTTTATTATTTGTTTCAAAGTCTTCCATAAGTTTTCTTACCTTATGTAACACGTCTAGTGTTTCAAAAACTTCAGCTTTATTTTCTACATCTTTCATTCTATCGTATGTTTTACGAATAGAAGTATCTATAGCCTTTTTAATATGTAATGATGTAATTCGAAGTACATAAAACTTATTAAATGGCTTATTATTATTATTATCCATTTTTTATCCTATACTAATTAATATGCTGGGGAGATTAATCCCCAACACAAAAATATTATTTATTATTATGCGTCCGCAAACGGGCCTTTGTAATCACCTTGAGTACTCATAGTTATAGTAGCCTGATTTGAATCAGTTAAACTAGGAGTTACTTCAAATGAAGCAAAAGAACCTTTTACATAGAATGCACCATTGTCGCCAGTTTCAGCATTTTTTACGTCAACTTGGAACACGTAAGTGTTACCATCTTGAACTAATGCTTGAATAGCACCATGTACACTTGGTACATAGTTAATAGTGAATTCCATAGTAGGAGCATCAGCTTGTCCTTGAATTTGACTAGACACTGACTGACCGTACTGCGGGATATTGACTATGTTAGCGGGTTTACCAAAACTTGGAAACTCTCTGATTGAAGTTACTTCTGTAGCACCATCAAAATCACCTGTTCCAGACGCTATAAACGTTTGGTGAGATGAATCTGAAGTTGGTAAAGAGTAAGAACTATCAGCTTTGAATTTAAGCTTTGTGAAAATCCCAGCACCTATATTTGATATTAGAGCCATTGTATTTTTTCCTTATATTGTATTAGTTAATTGAAATGAAATTGACGGTATAATTCACGTTAAATAAACTTGAATCTTTTACGTCAATCCCAACTGTTGTTATAAAGCTATTAGTTGTTTGCAGATACCCAGAAATTTCTTTCCGATCTAGTAAGTTTTTTAATATATCAGCGATCTCATAAGCACGTTTCATTCCAGCACCAGAAGGTACAAAAATTTGACATACTATTTGACCGTTAGCAGATACATCAGTATTAAAAACTAACTCTGAAGAAAAAGGCAATACACTAACCCGAATCCACTCATCAGCGTTTAATTCGCCTTGGTAGTTTGCAGGAAATGCTTTGATATTATGCGATGTCCATTCAGTAGTAGTAAATAGAGATTCAACAGACGTTAATAATTGTGTTATTGTTGCCATGTTAAGCCTCCCTTCCTACTGTAATGTTTATTATAAAACCATTGTCATCATATTTATTAATTGCATAAGTATTCCCACCAAATATGACAGAATCATAATTGTCGAGAACTTTAGAATCAATATCAGAAGACTTTAATATTATATCAGCATTTACTCTTGGTTTATCATCATTAGTTCTATAACTGTTTGTTATAATACCTTTGATAGTAATAGGAGCAATAGCTGTTGAATTTACAGTTTGATTACCAAAGTCATAACCAGTAACGGTTACATTTGTAAACTGTACATTCGTAGCTAAATCCCCAACAAGTGAAAATGCGTTAGTGACGTTACTATTTATAAGTGTTTTAAAACTCATTAAGCACCTCCACTAACTCGAACACCACGAGATTGAGTTGTAGACATTTCATTTAAATATTTATTACACAAATTAACAATACTATCAGGTAATTCTTTAAAGTTTTTAACTCCACTGTTTAGGTCGAATATTAATCTTACCGCACCAACAGTTAAGTCTTTAACTTTGTTTTCACCTGAAGCATTACTTTCTTGTGTCTTCATATTGTTTAATAAATGAAGTGCTAACTCAAAAGTCGCCTTTTTGATATCTCCTGGAATAGTACCTTCAGACGTAGTTGATCTATCATCTTCTAAGTCTGTATAGTAGCCAGATTTATTATCATAATATGTAATATCTCTAGGCCACGATAACGGGTATGAGGCAGTAGGCGTAGCCGTGCCGCCCCAATCCATGTCATCGAGAATTCCAGTGGCTGTTACTAAAGCTTGTTCAACTGCTCCGTCATTTGCAAACCAGTTTTCTGAGTTCAATCTATTTTCAAAATATTCATCAGATTCTGATACACTAACAAAAGAGTTAGTTCCTTTTTGTAAAGCCATTATATTTCTCCGTATCTAATAGTTATAATAATTAACCGTGGAATATAGGGAATATACCCATTTGGTTAACGTTAGTTGCGTGAACAGACCAAGAAGCAGCATCAGCTAGGTCGATATTTGCAGGATATGCAGTCGCAGATCCAGCCCATGAGAACCCTTTAGGATGCATGATATTACCCCATCTTGATAGGATAGTTACAGCACCACCACCGTTACCAGCTAGTTCGTTTCTGTCAACCGCTGTTGGGTTAACTTGTGCGATTTCGCTGTAATGGAATGCAGCAGGTTTAGCAAGGTAAGAAACCTTTAAACCAGCAGGCATGTTAGCAGTTAGTACTTGGTTGTTAATAACTAATCTGATTTTACCACCCATAATAGTGTTAAAACTAAAGTTACCATCAACTACTGGAGCAACATCAAGAACGTTTTGTTTTCTCATAATGTTGTAAGTAGAAGTGTCAACTACTAGGTAGTAAAAAGCTTCTTCGTATTCACCTTTGATTGCAGTCATTGCATCAAATAGTTTGTCGAAGAAAGCAGATCTTTTATTAGCATTTGTTTCAGTAGCAAATAACGCTGCTGGATTAGATCCTGAATCAGAACCAGTGTAGTACCCGAAAGTTCCTACAACAGCTTCAGAATCAGAAGCACCAATAGCAGTAGCACCCCAAATTTTATCAGAAACACCGTTTAAGATTGATCTTAATTGTAGGTCTTCTCTTCTTGCTCTTACAGCAGCGAATTGAGAACCTAAGTAAGATAAACCATCTACTTTAGATACTAGTTTTTGAATTGAAGCTTCTTGAGCACCAATGTGATCAATGTTTTTTACATAAATCGCAGACTTGTTTGAAGCAGACATTAAGTTAATGTTTGTATCAGTAATAGTTTCCGATTGTTTGTAAGCAGTTGATGGATCAGCAAAATCTAACCATCTTAGTGTACCAGTGTAATTTTCACCAGCATCAGTGATTCTAGCGTCAGAACCAACTAGTGCAGTTGAAGTTAATAACGCTGCGTCTGCTCTTTCAGCTTGTGCGTAAGCAGAAATTGCCTTAGCAATGTTATTAAAATTTGAACTTGTTACAGTCATTTGTTTTTTCCTTTTATTATTATTGAAGCATAATTGCTTCGGTTATTATTATAAAAGATTAGGCTTAGTCAGCCCATTCTCCGTCAACTTTAACGTTACCCTTTTCAATATTAGCAAGTAGTTCGTCAGTTGACATCTCTTTTATAGATTTGACAGGATTGTTTCCTGAAGCAGGCTTAGCTGGATTAATTCCAGATCCTGCATTTGCTTTAACTGAGAATAAAAACGCATTATTATCGTCTTTAGAATATGATGACACGGCATCACTAATACTTAGGCCATTTTCATGTACCCAATTTCCAGTAGCATCTTTCTTTAAACTTCCTACGATATCTTGATAGGCCATATTAGCGGCTTTATCAGATTTGAAGTTTAAAGAGTTAAGTTGAGAACGCACAGCGTTATCTCTGCTTAATTCTGTGTTCTTTTGTTCATAAGTTTCAAGTTTAGCACTCATCTCAGCTATTTTCATTTGCATAACTTCTGAATGTTTACCTTGTTTTTCTAAGGCTTCTATTTCAGCTTTTTGCTTCTCACTTTTAGCTTCAGCAACAGCAGCAAGAGCATTATCTCTTTCACTGTATGCATTATCTAAATTAGATTTAATGTTTTTAATAGCTTTAGCAACTTCAGCATCAACCAGACCTTTAATATCTGTATTATCTACTTTAGTTTCTTCTACTTTAGTGTCTTCTTGTACTTTTATTTCTTCACTCATTATTATCTCCTTGGGACACGGCCCTTGTTATATTTATTAATGAATCTATACTTATAAACAAATATAAATTCTGTTTTTATACATCTACCTCATCTATATTTAAATCAATGAAGTAAAATATTTCTTTTTTGTTAGTTATTTTTTACTTTTAATACCATTAAGTAATTCTTCTAATCTACTTACTGATACTAATTCACCATCTCTTGTACTAAATTGTGTAAACTTTAACTTACCAGTATTAAATATTTCAACTCTACGTTTATTACCTAATACAGTTAATTTAAAGTTATTATCTTGCTCTGATAAGAACTTAGCATAATCGGTTTCACTAGCAACTTGACCATTAAAAGATG